AAGTCATAGTAACACCAGGAATAGCAGCAGGGTTACCCATTGTAGTGCCGACGTACATACCATTTTGATATGGATAAGCACAGAACAAGAATGTCTGTGACGACCAGTCGTAGTAAGCGGAATTCTCATCGTCCAGCGTCATAATGGCTGCATCTTGAGCAGTTGCATATTCTAATTCGATATCAAATGCCTGAGTCACATCGACAGCCGTTGCCACCAGTCCACCACCGGGAATTGTACTATTCCAAACTAACGTACCTTGAGTCGGCGTAGTGGTATTCTGAAGATTTGTCCATGTTACTGGAGGTAATGCTGCCCAAGGATCACCAGGAATAAGGACACCAGCCGATGTAGCAGGAGTTGAACCTTGAGGATTAGTTGCAGTTACTGTACAAGTAAGTGTTGTATCTTTGTCATTAACATCAACAACGTAAGTACTAGTAGTTTTTCCACCAAGTTGAGTACCATCACGCTTCCACTGATAAGCATAACTTGTTGGACTTCCCGACCATGTTCCCTGCGAACAAGTTAATGTATTTCCTACCGTTGCCGTGCCAGTAATAGCGGGAAGAACTGTATTAGCAGGCGCTACTGCTCCTGCCGGAATAGCCGTTCCTGCTGATGTTGCAGGAGTTGATCCAGTAGGGTTTGTAGCAGTAACAGTACAAGTAAGTGTATGACTCTGGTCGGCTGTCACAACCGTATGCGTAGTTGCTACCTCTCCCGCAATAGTTGCACCATCTCGTTTCCACTGATATGTGTATCCAGTAGGGCTACCCGACCATGTACCTGTAGAGCACGTTAACACACCAGCCAACGCAGTACTTCCAGTAATAGCAGGAAGAGCCGTATTCGATGGCGCACCTGCAACGTAAGCATCAGTCACTGTTACTGTCACTGTCGCTGGACCGCTTACTCCAACCGACGATAACGTAACCGTACCAGACCTATTACCGCTTTGCGTTCCGTCGTTTGGACTAGTAATTGTCACTGTTTGAGTAGAAGCCCAATTTGCTGTCGTGAACAGCAAAGAAGCCTTATCTGTATTGATATTGCCACCCGACACCGCTACCGTAACTGTCACGTTAGCAGACGGAGCCTTATCAAGTGCTACTGTAAACGTTCCACCAGCACTACCTTCTGCAAAGGTAAGTGTGGCTGGGGACCGTACTAATCCCGGTAAACTAACAGGAGGGGTAATCACACCGCCACCAGCAAGCATATCGACTCGCCTGCTAGCATAACTCTCATGCTGTCCAAAACCCCGAGTAGCCGAACCAAGACGGTCTGCTAATGTCTTCATACCATCATAATTCCAATGAACATCAGAACCGAAATCAGGCTGAGATATAACACCCGCTCCTGTTGAATCAATAATCTGAACCATATTATCCGCAGCCGCTATTTCATTAAGAGCGGTATTCCAATCTGGCATCCCCGCATAAACCATGAAGGTGGGTACAAAGATAGGTACAAACCCAAGTTCGCTACGAAGCCGCACAAAGAATGCCTGAACTCCCGATTTCCAAGTCGCTACAGACGTTCCAGCGCCTTTATCATTAATACCTAATGTCCACCAAACATAGATACAAGGAGTTTTACCTTGAGAACGCAGAATTGATAATGCCGGTCGAACACGGGCTAAAAATGTCTGCCAATACGCACCACCAGCATTCCATTCTGCAATAGTCGATCCACCCTGTCCCGTCTTTATGAGATAAATGGTTGAATCAAACCATTGTCCTGCTTCAACCGAATTCGCTAAACCAAGTTCCCATCCATGCCTATTGGCTTGTTCCTGCGGAGCAAACTCATCGTGGCCAACAAGGTTATTTACTCCAATATCAAGCGTCTGAAATGTTGCTAATCCTGTATTATCAAATATCTGAACACTCTGGCGAGGACCAATTTCATAAGCGGTAGCCTTAGAGTTTTCGCCTAAACCTCCCGAATTCGACTCTCCATTAAAGACAAATACAGGTACATACCTACTAACTGAAGATCCACCACCGCTGCCACCACCATTTAACTCTAAAGCACTAACTCTAGCATCAATACCATTAATAGCAGTATTAAGTTCATCACCCCAAGGCTCTTCACCGGGAGTAGGTAATTGAACAGCCATTAACTTCCTCCATAAGGACCAGAGCCATAAGGGTAAAAACCGTAAGGGTGCATTTCTTCTTCAACTTCACCTGTTGTATACCACCAAACATCACCATTATCAGCGTTTAAATACATATCTTGAACTAGATAAGACCCTTCAACGGGACTAATACTTCCTGCAAACCATAGAGAACCCCGTATACCCGGATCACCTTGATCGCCTTTTACACCAGCAGGGCCAGGATTTATGACAGCAGGGGGACTAACAGCAGCACCCGGAGGGTAAAATCCATAACTAATGTCAAAAGGGTCAGGATCACTAGAGTCACAACTTAAGTACCAGATATTACCATTCTGAATCTTCTCATCTACAAACCAAAGCCACCCTGTCGGAGAAAGATCAGGGTTATCAGCAGCCCCAGTTGAGAGAAGTTCAATTTCAAAATGACCATTTGCATCTAACTGTGCCCTAATAGGCTCAGAAACAATAATGCCTGTACCACTAACAGATAGTGGTACAGTCGGTCGAAACTCTACATACCCAATTTTAGGGGTAACGCCGTCCGGGCGTAAGTAAGTGCCGGTTACGGTGATGTACGTCAGCGTAGCCACACCTACTCCTAGTCCAGTTTATCTTGCTTCAGATCAGAAATAGACCTAGCAACAGGCTCAGTAAGACCAAGCACCTGAATGTAGTATCGACGCTCAAGGTCTGAAATAGAAGTAGTAGCATCCGGTGTCGTCACAGTCGCTAAATAAAACGATCGTTCAAGATCAGCAATCGTAGCCATAATACCTCCCGACAGGGGTGGGTGGGGGCCTAGTAACCCAGTAGTGCTAGTCCCCCACCCGTTTACTTATGCCTCAGAGATATCAGACAGTTTGCCCTGTGAGTTACGGCGCTCAATACCAATCTGCCAGTACTGCTTATTGACAGCCTCGAATGCGTCCTTATTCTGGACCCACTTCCAGATGCCACCATCAGTATCAAGCCAAGACCAATCCTTGTCCCGATACACAGTGAAGTCAGACTCCTGAAGGAAGTGCATAATTCCAGGAGGCGCGTCAACATCCTCAACGACAGGGATCTCACGTCCGTTGTTGAACGCAAGCCCGGTCATACCGCCACCGAACTCCTTGGTGTTCGTATAGCGCCTCTGCTGACTCAGCAGATTGAAGTAAGCCCTACGAACGCCGAGTGAAGTAAGGATGAGGGAAGTAGTACCGCCCTGAACACGAACATCATCCGTCATCTTAATCATAAGACCCTCAGACAGAGGGCGAGGCGTACCAGCGTTAGCATTAATAACAGACTGCCACACTGGGAACACAGCCGGATCAACATTGAAAATCGTCTGTGATCCAACAAGAGCAGCAAGACCGTAAGGCTCACGACCATAGTTACCACGGCGGGTAATAACGTTACCAACCGTACCCGCAGGCGCGTTACCGCCAACACCCGCAACTGTAACAGTCTTAGCACCCACGTTAATGCCAGTAACAATAAGCGGCACCGTGTTAACAACAGTGGGAGGCGCTGCATAAAGCGGTGCGTTCAAGAGAGCCGGGTTAACGCTGTTAGGATCAACATACGCTGGCCCATTAGCACCACCAGTTGCGACGTTAGAAGCCGCAGCAACAACATCAACGACAGCGCCAATCTGACCGAAGAAATACTGCGGGTTATTCACACCATAAGTTGCAGTGGCGCCAGCAGTACCAACAACAGAAATAGTAGCCCAAGCACCAGTACCATCGCCATAGAAGATGCGGGCAGAATCCTTAGCGATGTCGCTCTTAAGACCCGACATCTCACGATCAAGGGTAGAAGCGAAAGACTGGTAATTCGTCTCCGCTAACTCCATGACCTGACCCGTTAACTTCACACGACCATAGCCATACTTAAGGCCAATGTTCACACGAGCGTAACCCTGCGTACCGGCGTCCTGAAGAGTCTCGTCTTCCTGACGGTAGCCGATACCAGAGTTACGGGAAACACGAATCGGGAAGGTAACATACTTGCCGCCGACCTCAGACGACACCCCAGCAGAAGAACGAGTCAGTCGCTTAAGACCGATAACCTCATCCTGTAACTGCTCTCGAATCTTACCCTGATAAATCTCTTTCGTTAAAGCATTAACAACAGTAAGTGTCGCCTGACTAGCCACAGTAGGTTCCTCCTATTGATCGTGGCTAAGACGCAAAATCTCCGCGATTAGAGCCTGCGTATCTTGATTGGACATCTTAGAAGTGTCTACCTGTCCATAATCAGGAACTCCACCGCCACCGGACATAACCTGAGGATAATTCTGTTTTGGCTCATCAAACTCGATATTACTAGCAATATCATGAAGAAGGGCCTGGAAGCGTCCTACCGCATCTTCCCCATCCATGCCGCTAGCAATAAGACCAACAACATAATCCTCATCGAACTCCCCATACTCTTCCCGGAGTTCTTCCAAATACTCTTCTAATGCTTCGTCCTCAGCCTGCTCTTCAGAGCGTGCATTCTGCTGCTGAATCTGCTGTGACAACTGCATTAAGGTTCGGTCATGTTCGTCTAAACGGTTTAACCGCTCCCGAATAGGCGCAGGTAAATCTTCCAAATCAAAATCCTCATCTTGCGAGGCTGCCTGAGAAACTTGCTGTGGGCTAAGTCCGTAGACCCTCCCAATTGCTTCCCATGTCTCAGCCGGATTGGTTGTTAAGGCGTTGTAGACGTTTAATGCCTCTTTAATCGAATCCGGCTCAATATCACCTAAATCTTTATAAGGGGCATACTCGTCATGAATACGCTGAAAGCGACGACTGACGCCTCTATCCCAATCCTGTAAGGTAGGGATAATCTGGTCGTGGTATTCTTCGGGAATAGTATCAAGGATTTGTCGCCATGCCGGGTGTCCGGCCTGTGGCCTACCGTCCTCTTCTACTTCTTCCTCATCATCACTTTCATTGTTTTCAGTCAAACCTAACATCTGAGCGGCTAGGTCTTCAATCGAAATCTGCTGACCCTCCACCTCGGTGTCATCTGCCACTTAGTTTTCCTAACTACTTCTTATGGTGAGTTTCCGGCTTAGGTTCCGGCTGCTTCTCTGACTTTAACACCTCAGGCTCAGGCTCAGGCTCAAGACTAGCAAGGTACTCTTCTGCTAATGTAATAAGAGCATCCTCATTCTCTCGCTGTGCCTTAAGTTCAAGACCTTTCTGAACTGCCTCACGGTTATACTGATCGACAATGTTGTCACTCATGGTTGTAACCTCATCAGCCATGATTAACTCATTCCAGTAGTAGTGCCGGGAGTACCGAAACTAGCAGTATCATTATACATACGATTTGCATAAACTTTATCATTCTGCGTCATAGTAGCAAGCATAGCAGGCGTATAGAGTCCTGCGTTAGCCGTGACAAGCAGAGCATCAATCGTATTTTCATCCCTATAATTGCTAGTCATAGTAGTGGATGTAGCACCCACCATCCTAGCATCAGCAATCTGAACTTCAAACAATGAGTTAAGCGCGTATGTCATTGCCCCTGACCTCCCGGTTGTGTGTTAGATGGGGCTTCTGTTTGTCCACCCGGAGGGGGCGGCGCTGCTTCTGCTGGTGGTGCTGCGCCCGGTACTGCTTGCTGTTCAGGAGCACCAATAGGTGGACCAGCCTGTCCACCTGCTGCAAGCGTATTAGGTGTAACACCACCCATTAATGCATACTGATGAAGCATAACATGATGCTCAAATAACTGCTTCACCATATCAGAAGCCCTATCGAACTCCTGAGATTTACGGAAGTTATTGTGGTATTGAATATGTGCTTCATGATTATCAAACGAATTAGGCAAGAAAATCTGTGGAATCTGCGGAGGAATCTGCATACCAGTCATAGGATCAACAGTAGGCTGCATAATTTCTGGTGGCATCTGATCGCCAAGTTCAGAAATCATAATATTCTCACGCATAGCCTGTTGCTTATCCACCAAGAAGTCCTGCTGAGCATCCTGAACATCATTCATTTCAAGTAACTCAAACAGCATTTCAGGCGCAATAGCACCAAGTTTAAACAGATCAAGCAAGAAACTCTGCTTCTGCTGTTTACCTAGCGGGATCGCAGAACCGGCTTCAACACGGATATCTGTATTACCCCGGAGATCACTGCCCTTCCAAGCAGCAGCATCCACCATCTTATCTCTACCTACAATGCGGACAGTTCTGGGTAAATCCCAAAAATATACAACATATTTAAGGTAAAGACGCGCAACTTTCTCAATGAATTCTTCAACTGAAGACACAGACGCAGCGAGTTTAGACTCATCTTGCTCCTGTAGGTACGACAGAGCCGAATAAGCAGTCACCTGTGAAGGGTTCTGCCCACGAGAAATCTCGTGCTGACCCGAAACGTCGTCCATATCTTGCACAAGACGGTCAACTTCTTGAAGGACATAAGAAGGAAGCGACTGAATTGCCAGAGGCGTTGGGGGTGCTAATCCCGGTGTGTACTCGATAACCTGACCGGGTTCAGAAGTGATCTTCCGTGGATTGACCGAACCCTTTGCGGCGATAAGTTGAGGCTTAGCCATTAGGTTTTTGGCCTCAATAATTTGCGAGCGCGTGCGGTTCAATTCCCGTTGAAGAGGGATAAGGTCTGTAACGACAGAATCGCTATAGAATTTACCCGTCTGAACATGGTCAAATTTAGCGAATGGGTATTCACCATGAGGATAAGGGTAATTATCCACCCTCTGCACCATCTGACCACCAATAACAGTCAGCAGTCCTCCTTGAGGAAACAGTTTATGTCCACCCGGTTTAATCCAAACCTCATGACAAATAACTGAGTCCTTCTTCTGCGTATTACTCTCTATATTAATATTAAGATAACTGACATTAATAATTTCTTCCTGTGCAGTAGCGTTTGGCTGCACATTTACACCATAAGTACGTCTCACATAATCAATATTTTTTACTGTTGAATGAATAATAAATGGCTGTTCTTCAATCTCTTCAATCGTTAAATCAGGAATAAATAAGTGAAAGGGACTGACAACTTCTAGTTTGACAGCCCCTATACCATCTTCCGCACCCTGATCCCAATACTCCTTTAAATATGCATTACCACAAATAGTGCCCCACCATAGCGTGCGACGCATCAACTTGTGAATACCAAGATCACGATAAGCACTATTCCAGATCTGCTCTGCGGCGCGGGCGGCAGCCTTGTCCTGCTCTTCTCCAGATGCAGGCACTACATAAGCAGTAGGTCGCTGTGCTGTTAGTTTCGCAATCTCGGTACGGATAATCGGCCTGACTCGATTAACCACAAGTCTAACCCGCCACGGTGGGGCTTTTGGAGTCAAGAATTGGGCTGACCCAGTCAGGTTTGTCAGCCCCATTTTCTTAATGTATTGATTACCAAAGTAGAAAGCAAGGTTCATATACCACTGATTCTCAGTTTCAATCCGTGCTTGCTTGCACTTCTTAAACTGATCCTCAACCCAAGTAATGAGTGCTTTATCTTCCTTCTGCCGCATAATTGCTTTAAGCAGATCAGGAGTAAGCGCCTGAGCAGCGTCTACGCTCATAAGCCACTCCTAAGGTTGATTAAATCTTCCTCGTCGTACTCAACTTCACCGAGTTCGTGATTAGCAGCCACTGACTGCTGCCAAGCCAAAAGTTCCCTATCGTCTGTAGACATATACTCGTCGTTAGGTATATCTCTCAGCGTGGCAATTTGAAGACCCGACAGGGCGCCGATGTCCTTGGCGCGCACCTGATTAAGCAGGCTTTGGTTTGTCTCGGTTAAGGATCTTATCAACGAAATCTGTGTCTGGTTCAACTTTAAAAAGAGGAACACTAGGAGAACCATGCTCGTCAGGCAGATCACTGCTAGCAGAATCAATTCTGGCATCTAACAACCCCTTAGCAACCTGCAATGACCTATGCAACTTCTTATTGGCCTCATATAAATTATCATTAGCAGTCTGAAGTTCTTCAGCCCTATCAGGAGGGACAAAGCCTACAAAATCTGCAATTTCAGCGCAACAAGCCTGGCATAGGTAGCAAGCACCGAAGTACTCTAACTCGACTCCGAGGCTAGCGAAATACTCATCACCAGTATCAGGAACTTTACCGCATAGCAGGCAAGTTCCAGGATGAACAAGATACATCCCTTCAATTGCCTGCACGCGGCCCGCTGAATTAAAACGGATCATAGATATACACCAATCAGTTGATAAATGCTACCACAGAAAGTTAAACTAGTCAACTCATGTAAAAGCCACAACAGTTAAAACAATAACCATGACGAGGATAGCAATTAAAATGAAATCGCGGAAGTCCATTACCACAAACCACCCATCATATCGTCACCCTTAATGTACTCAGAATTCTGGTAGTGTCTGGCTTCATCAGCCCTTAACTCTCGGACTGTGAAGTCTCCACCATAGACTTTGGGCATACCATCAAAAAATACCAAGGGGTCTTCATGACGGTTGGCGTCAAAGAAGACGTCATCCAAGTTGGGTCGTGACATAAGGAAATAGCGTAGTGAGTCACAGGCGTGGTCATTTAGTTTATGGGGTTCCTCCCAGTTGTTGTATCTGGCGTTGAGTTTTTTACTGGTGTAGGTTTTCCACTTGTATCTTCCCATTTCTCGGATAAGATTCTTGCAATCTCTTGTGCATTGCCACATAGGCGCTCCGCCAGTGCGAGGCTTGAGATATCCGATGGTTCGCTCGACGCCTGCTTTAACATCATTGTTTGCAAGCATGAATGGTATACCAAACTTAATGTATTCTTGGAGGATTGATGTTCCTGTAATGGGATCGGTATTCTTAATTGAAGGGTCGGCAACAAGAATGGCAGGTACAATCCTGTGTGCTTTATTATATTCATGGATGGCTCTGGCATGATAACTTACCGTCTCTCCCGACAGGTAATGCTCATGGAAGGTTATGACTCGTCCTTCGGGTAATAAGGCGTGCCAGAGGGCGGCTGTAGGGTTATTGTAACCGTGGTCGAGGGAGATACCAATGGGTACGTTGCCGGGGAATCTAAGATTCTCTTTGTCAATAACGTGGAGTCCTCCGGGCTTGGGGTCAAATTTCTTATATATAAGACCTCCCATTTCGATGAATTTTCCATGTCCTCGGGCTTCTCGTTCGTTGTCGTCGAGCCCTTCAAGGAAAGATGTGACTTCACTCTGATTAAGGTAAGGATTCTCTTCCATGGAGATTTCAGTAACACTATAAGCAGGATCGCCCGCTTTACCTCTGAGGTATATTGCATCGTACACCCAACTCATTCCCTCGACAGGGGTCATAGAGAACCATTGGTGACCCCCTGTGTCGATCAGACGAGCCAAGTTCTCAGTGTAAATTACTTCAGGTGGTTCCTCGTCATAACTTACAAAGTGTCTTGAGGTTCCGGCGAACTTGTCCAAGTCGGACTCATAGGAGAGGAATTCAATAAAGGAGTCGTTGTTAAGCGTAAGAATTCGAGAGGCTCGATGATAACTTCGGTCCCAACTTCCGTCAATGAGAAACGAAGGTGGCATAAGTTGTTTAAATAAAGGAAGGAGAATCTTGTCGGCTCCATTGACAAAGTCCACCGTGTTAATGCGTCCTCTAGTTGGCTCATAGTCTCCAACCGGGATTTCGCGGTACGGATGTCTCTTGGTGAGCCAGTAAACGCACTCAGCAACATTTCCAAAACTTTTGCCAGATCGGTTACCTCCCACGTAAAGTCTAGTTTTTGCGGGACTACTATGGAAATCGATTTGCTTTTGATGGGGTTGATATCCATTGATATTTGGCGCTTTCGCTTGTCTTTTTAACTCTTCACCGATCTTTCGAAAGAAGTCCGATTCGGACGGTGCTACCCCCTTCACTGTGCCTCCTCTTCCATCGGATTCTCTCACGTTCAGGGCCTGTGTAACCGCCCCAAATACCTTCTCGAATGTGGTTTTCCAAAGCGTAATTCAGGCACGCTTCACGCACAGGACATTCCTTACAAATCTTTCTAGCCGCTCGATTATCACCAGTAAGCGTATTGACAGGGAAATACGATTCTGGATTAATCGAATTTTCGTAACAAGATGCTCCTTCTAATCTAGGCATTGCTGCTATAAATAGATATTCTCCTGCCAGAATCTGACCAACACTATTTCGATGCACAAACTAACTCCCAACTTGTAGCCCCCCTTAAAAACTAATAATATTGATGTTAGTCCAAGTAACTTGCCAACCAGTAGTACTTCCTACAGGTCTTATTGTTACATAAATTTTAGAACCAGCCAAGATTTTTCCTTTATATAAATAAGGTATAGCCCTAGTATTCCAACCACTTATTAATTTTTTAACAGGAATAGTCATAAAACCTTGTGCGCCGTCTATCCAAAGACTCATTTGAATTAAATTTTCTTGTCCTACTGTACCATGAGTAAAATCAGCATACCATTCTATTCCATAATATCCAGTGTTAGGAATTGTAAATTCAGTATGTCCACTAACAGTAGCAAATGGGATAGCAACCATACCGGCAGGTATTGCCACAGATGTTTCAAAAATTATTCCATTTTGTACGTCTGCTGTAAGAGACGTATCTGTATTTCGACTATTGTTAGTAAATCCAGACTTACCTGCAACACTTGTAATCACTTCACTTACAGGGATTTCTAAAAGTTCTTCATACTTATGTTTATGGTTTCCTGGTGCTGCTTGAGTAGGACCTTTACCAACAGTGTGATGCAACGCATCCCAACTTAAGTCCACATCTCCTTGGTGTACGTCTAATGGCTTACTCTCAAATGGCGATGTCACTAGCCGTGTCCTTTGAGTATACAAGTTCGCCCATATATGAAGGACCCGACAGCCGTGCCGCCTGTGCTGGGTTGTTAAGGGCTAGGATGTCGGCTCCTATTGCCTCCAATGTGGCCGGGTCTTTAACGTGCCGCTGAATTATCTCCACAATCTGAATCAACTTGTCGCTGCCGAACTGGTTGACATTGACCTCGACAGCAGCGCGCTCCCGCTCCCGGTAACGTCCAGTCATTGCGTTGAAGTACTTAATGGCTCCCAAGTCTCCACTGTTCACACGGTTAATCAAACTCATGTGTGCAACAGGCTGGTTCTCTTGCAGCAGGTTCTCAGCGCGCTCCAAGCAGTACGTTCGGTAAACCGGATCTCGCAACCACAAGTTGTAAGTGCTAGTAGGCACTCCGAGTTCGGTAAGTTTCTTAATGCGACTACGGGTATCCAGCACGTCCAGCAGAACATTGGCAACTGTCATTTGCTGTTCAGTAAGCGTCCGACCCGAAAACCCGACAGCCGTTGTGGTGTTGAGGACGTGCTCGGGTAACCCCCGCGCCCGCAACGCATCCGCAAATCGCGGGTTAGCCCAACTCTCCAAGTACAAGTCTTGGTCTAACTCAATACCTTCCGCAACAATCGCCTCGTAACTCGGCAGCGCACTAGTCTTCCAGTAGGCTTGTTCCAGGAAGCGGACTAGTGCGTATTGCTCTGTCGTTAACTTGCCTGCTGCTGGCGCAACTCCGCTGGTAGGCTGTCCGCTAGTTTCTTCCATCCTTCTTCCTCCGCAATCCGCAATACTCCTAGTTCAATCCGCTGCACGTCTTCCGAACTATAGTTAGCCGCTAAGAACCGCCCACTCTCAACGTATTCCACTAAGTCCCCCATAGCAGCCCTAATAGCATTGGACTGTGTATTAGGATCTTTATCATTCCGATAGACTACTGATGCTGGGATGCATAGTCCAACCGACAATTGGTACGAGTTTGGGTATACACCGCTCAGTGCCCCGAAGTGCCCGACAGCGCCGGCCCCTAACCCATGTGCCTGTCCAGTCCTAGCGTCCTCAGCAGGTAACCACTTCTGCCTAAGGGACCAATACTTCGTGTTGAAGTTGGTTACTGGTAGCCAGCGATCTAACCACTCTTGACGTTTGCGCCGCTGCTTATCGTAGTAGGCTTCGCACAAGATGTCTTTGTCGTACGCTTCCCATGACGTTAGGAGTGGTGTGTTTTGGGGAGGGTCCGGTTGCGTGTAAAAGGCTAGGAGGGCTACTGGAGGGGTGGGGAAGGTACATTGCTCTGCCTTCAACAGGTAGTTGATTGATCTACCTGTAAGGGTTGCTAGTTGGTTACGGGAAATTCCGTAGGAAATGCGAATGTCCTCGAACATTTCTAAAGTGTATCATATGAGTATACTCTTGTCAAGCCGATAAAAAATTTCAAAAATTTCAAAAATTTCACAGAGAAAAGCGGCAAAAATTTCAGGGAGAAAAGCATCACTACGTTGAGACATACGTGACTCGTTCCTCGTCACGACATGTCTCCACTCCGTTCAACTACCCACACCCACCCTGAGACACACCACACCCTAGCGGGTGAGGTGTGTCTGGCTGGAGAGTAGTGCCGCGAGTTAGGGCAGCCTACCCTAACCCATGCATGTAATGGGGGACAGGCTAAGTGTCCCCCATTATGTCCCCCGCTAGTGTCCCCCATTACGGGCCTCCCGATTAGGTTCCTGTCCGATTCTGGACTACGATTAGGGCATGCCCGAATCGCTTCCTCCCCCGCGCAGATGCTTCCGCGCGCCTAGGGGTTAGTCTCGCGCGCATCCGCACCTTGACAATTCAATAGCGATAGCAAGAAAGGCAAGGCTATTGCCATGCCTTACATTCCCAATTGATAAAGGATATCAATATGTCAAGCAAGATCGTTCGCCTTACCGTTATCGGCAAGGCACGCACGTTGTCCATGTCCGAGCGGGTCGCCGCTGCCAAACTCGCACGCGGCGCGGCAGTCACGGAACTAGTGTGGCCGCGACAGACTCCCTACTACGGGTCTGATAAGGATGTCCGTCGCGCGCACTATTTCGATGCGCTCTCGGCAGCCGACAGCATGGCGGATAAGATCGCTACCGCCATCGCACGCGGGTATGACGTGCACGTCACGATTGAAAGCGGCGCCATCCTCACAGGTAATGTCGTGCCCGGCGATAAGAAGGCCAGCACCTACGCGAACGTAATCGCACCTGATCTTCTTCGCGGTGTGTGCGAGTTGGCAGCCGATGTCACAATCGCAGCGGGTTCCGAGGATCCGCGCGAGTACATCGCAGACTAGTCGAGTTGATTGGCTAGGGACTACGGTCCCTAGCCTTTCATCCCCACTAGATAGGATGAAACAATGAGCAAGCATATCTATGTGTTGGCTAACGGCCAGCATGTGGCAGTAACCCGAAAGAATGGCAAGATGATCATTCACCACAATATGGGAGACATCATTGTGGACGAGCCGAAAGATAACGAAAATGACTGACGCATGGTACGATGACGAGATTCCTGAACCGTGCGATTGTGCATGCCGTCGGCATTACATCGGTGATGAATGCGGGTCCATCACCTACGTGATGGATGGTGTAGCCAAGGAGTGTTGCTAGTGGACTAGGGTCCACCCCTTCGGGGGTGGACCTTACTACGAACTACCCAATGCTTGTTTCTTAGTGGCAATAGAATAATGCGGCTCATTCATGCGGGTGGACAACTACCCAATACCCGCGGCTCGTGTACTACTGATAGTATAGTAACAGAGAGTAATGGGTAGAGGAAATTAACGCCTCGGTACAAAGTCGGTACACTCTCTGAAACCGGCA